TGACTGTCCGGCCTCGAAGCAGGGCAATGTATGCGGCAGCTGTCGACGCTGCTGGTCCAGAGACGTGAAGCATGTCACATACCCCAAACACTAAAATATTAAAGATACACGAAGCCTGGGCCATGGCCCATGGCTACCGGCTAAAAGGTACAAGCCCCAAGCACCAAGCTGCAAGCCCCAAGCACCAAGCTGCAAGCCGCAAGCGCCAAGCTGCAAGCCTCAAGCTTCGAAAGTTTTTTGAATATCAATCCAAGTAATTGAGCTCCAAGCTCCATGGCCCGTGGACCATAGATCATGGATCATGGCTCCTGGAACAAGTTTCAGGGACCTCGGACCGAGGGCCCTGACTAGGATAAATGTATTCTTCGGATGTGATTTATGGAACGCAATTTGGTGTGGTGAAAATTTAACTTTGTTGCCCTTCGCAACTTTTAATTCGACAGTGAAAAAGACGCCAGAAGTATTGTAACCCAACACATCAGGCATACCAAGTAAGCTAAGGTTTTCAATACGATTCCAGATAATGGAGCACGTATTTTTTTTAAGATCTTGATATAATTTACGTTCAGGACCCATTTGATTTTAGAGGTAACATCAGTAGTCATCTTTAAGCTTCGTGGGAATAATAAGTGGGGATTCTTTTTGAGTTTTCATAACCAATCTGTGAGCCGTATGACCAGGATGTCCAACGATAGGAACAGAATGCTCATGGACTTCCATCCTTTTAATTTCATGAAGATGACCATCCTTCTCAATAAAAATAACAGCATTTGAAATAGCATTTCCCTGACGAGTACCAAGTGCATTAGCTTCAGTAAATTTAGATAAAAATTGTTGGAGATCTCTAACTCTCATTACATTCCTGACTTTCGAGCATTCTCAACTTGTTTATTTAAATGTTCGTGCACCTTCTTATTCTCTTCCTCTAACTCTGTCAATCTTACTTGTAGTCTTCCATTTAATTTTTGATGAGATTCATTCAAGGCTAAGGCATTTGCTAAACCCACTTCTAATTCTTTAATTCTTTCCTGCGGATTTATTTCTTCTCTATCTTTTCTGGCTTTTCCTACTATACAAATCCCAGCTTCTTCCTGACGATCTTTCTCTTTATACTTCTCCATTTCATCTGTAGACATGTTGACTTTTTATCAATGTTACCTTAAATTGTCAATATGGGAGTTCCTAAAAGATTAACTGAAATGCAAATGAGATTCGCCGAGTTCGTAGTATTCGGTGGAGTTGATGGCCCTATGACTCAGGGTGAAGCAGCCATAGCAGCTGGCTATAGCTCTAAAAGAGCAAGATCAGAAGGATCAGAATTATTAAATCCTAGACTCAGCCCTTTAGTGGTGCAACATGTAGGAAAATTAAAAGAAGAAAGACTTAAAAAATTTGCAGTTAGCTACGATGGACACGTTGCTGAACTTGCTCGGATAAAGGAACTGGCTTTAAAAAAAGGGAGCTTTTCATCTGCGGTAAATGCTGAAACCAATCGAGGAAAAGCAGCAGGATTATACATAGAACGAAAAATAATAAAGCATGGGAAACTAGAAGACATGTCAGAGCAAGAACTAGAAAACAAAATGAAACAAATTTTAGACGATTACGCACCGATTTTAAATGTTACCCCACAAACCAATAGCCTACCCAATAAGAAACAAGGAAAGCCGCTAAAATTAAACAAAAATAAATCCACATCTAATAAACGTTCAAGACAAGGCAATAAGTCAACACCAAACTCAATAACAGTAAAGTTATAACTATCACCTTATCCGGATTCAACACTATTTTTTCTTTTTCTTCTTAGCTTTTTTCTTTTTCGTCTTAACTTTTTTCTTTTTCTTAGGCATATTGTTATATTTCTCCTTCATTAAGTTATACTTCTCTTCACTTAACCAGTCAACATTAGACATCTCTCTTCTCCAACTTCAAAACACAACCCATAGGCATAACGTTTCTATCTGAAAACACCTCGTCCTTGGTATCATAGCTACTAAAGGTCCAAACAAACTTCTTAGTCCTCTTATAAATATAAGCAAATGTTATCATCTTCGAACACTCAAATTTATCAAACTCCGCTGCAGTGGCATGACCGGCATCTCCAGTGATGTCAATCCAGTGAATCTTATAAAAATAATATCGCTTTTTGTTAATGATTACGTGCTTATATTTCGATTTCTTACGTTTCATCTTAATCAGGGCTCCTCCAAATGCCACTATAGAGTTCTAATATATATTTTTATCTATTTATTATCAGCAAAAAAAGTCTGGCAGGCTGGCAATTTATATATAAATATATAAATTATCTATATATACCAATGGTTCCAGACGATTTTGGGTCTGCCACCCAAACCAAAATTTCTGCCACTTCTGCCACTTGCATGAAAAAGACCGCATAAAACTAACATTTATCCTATAAAATGACGAATAATCATCTAGATTTCTGCCACCCCCCTGTCTTATTTTCGACACAATTGCCTAATTTGTGCCATAGAAGCGCCTTAATGTTGCCATCTTCTCAGCCGCAAACCCAATTTTAGCTAACTGTTTATCAATACTACCAGTTATATCTTCATGTCCTGGTAATACCTCCCCTCTCAAAAGTGCATCGATCTTAACCAATGCTACCTCTTGATCAGCTTGATAGCGAGCAACTAGAGCTTTATATATTCTTTCTCTTATCGTACCTGCTTCTCTCATTTTACCTCCTTTTTAGTATTAAGTGTATCACCAAATTTTCCTTGCCAACCCCAATTTCCATGGTGAACTGTCGTTGAGTCTAAATTTGCATAGATTTTAAATCCTGCTTCTCGTGCTCGTTGACAAAAAGAGAGATCTTCTCCCTTCCATTCTCCTGTCTTCAGGCTAAATGTTGTATCCCAAAAATTATACATATAGCGGCCAATGGCGTCTTCCACAGCACCGATCTCTTTGTTCATTTTCTCTTTAACTGGATCTTTGAAGTTTATTTTAAGCTCTGGATGTTTGTCCATAAGCTTTTCGAATACGATTCTGTGAATGAGCATCAGTCCTGCTGGGCCTTCCTCTATCTCTACCATGTCCCAGGGAAGAATCTTGATTAGATCAGGGTTTTTAAACCTAACAGTATATTTTGTTTTAAGAGGATCCTCTTTAACGCGGTAGGGTGTACATACAATAAATTCTTTTGGTACTAGCATACGCATGATAGCTTCCGGAGAGAACTGAACATCTGCGTCTACGCATAGCATATGATCACAATCACTTTGTAAAAAGCCACAAGTTAATAAGTTTCTCGCATGAGTAACTAAAGAAGATTTAACGGTTTGGAATTTAGCCTCTATTCCACTTTTACCTAATGCGCTAAAGGTATCCAGAAGAGAAATCATTGTCTCTACTCTAACTGAATCATAACATGGCATAGCCACATACAGTTTAGGCTTTTGCATCTTTTTCAAATTCTTTTAATAATTCTTTTGTATCGATGTGGGTTTCTTCTTTATAATCTTGTATCAATTCATAGTATTGGTCTAAGCGTTTTAAAAATTTATGTTTCCATGATCTTAAAGTAGGTCCGGAAAACTTGAATTCTTGGTAGTATAGGTCAGGAGTACATACCATTATAATGCCTTGTTGAATGTTGGATCGATGTACATAGTCATGGGCCATGGCATACGCTGCAATCTGCAGGTAATAATCTTCAATCCATTCCTCCTCCTTGGGGCGATTCGATTGTTTAAAATCAATAATGGTATCCATGTTGTTGTGCATGCAGACAAGGTCCGTGGTCCCTGCATAAAGGCCGGGATAGTACAAAGTTACTTCACTCCCGTAGTATTCTGAAATGGGCGGAAGTCCTGCTTCAATAATCTTTTGAGCCATGGGCCTAGCTTCAGCACCAATGGGTGTAAGATCCTCGTAGCCTGCGCCGAGGATATGTTTCTCCAGGAACTTGTGCATAGCGGTGCCCCGTTTACTTGAGAGGTTAAAGATTCTTTGCGCTTCTCGCTGTCCGACTTTTTCTTTCCATTTGGTTAAATAGCCCTGGTCCTTGGTCCGTGATAAAATGGTCGTGACCGAAGGCAGACTGAAGCCGTCCACACGGTAGGTCCGTGCGCCGTGGTCCGTGGACCGCGTGCCAGGAGCATAGGAATATTTATTATTTTTTTTTAGTTGTGCGGGCAACGTGTCTTTTTCCATTTTCTGTATCCTTTAATCCATTCCTCGGGATCGCGTTCCCTGAAG